CAATAAGGCTTTCAACACAGGTGCCGAAGCCGAAGTTCCTGAGAGTTTATAAGGACCTGAAGTGGGGGTGGACAAGGGGCTTGTTCAGATGCTGACTCAAGAAAGAATAAGAGAGCTGTTCGACTACCGGGACGGGATGTTATTCTGGAAAACACCTCCCAAGTACGGCAAAGTTTGCTGTGGGGACTTGGCGGGATGCTCACATAACCGGGGGTATTGGAGGATAAAAATATCCGGCAGACACTACCTGGCGCATAGGCTTATATTTCTGTATCACCACGGGTATATGCCTGAGAACCTTGTGGACCACAAAGATCGCACCAGGACCAAGAATACCATAGGCAACCTCAGAGAGATTTCTACGGCGTGCAACGCACGTAATTCCAAGCAAGCCTCGAACAATGTATCAGGAGTTCGCGGAGTGTCGAAGACCAAAACATCCACCAAGTGGAGTGCGCACATATGCGTACTTAAAAAACATATCTACGTTGGAAGCTCTGACGATTTTGTAGAGGCTGTTTGCTTGCGGCTTGCTGCCGAGCAATCACTTGGATGGGATGGGTGTGATAGTACATCTCCGGCGTTCTTGTATGTCAAGAAATATTTATCTACGAGGGGGGGTGCGTGCGCAAAACATTAAATGCAAAGGGAAGAGTTTTTAGTTGGTCCTACACTGCCCTAGTAGACTTTGAAGGTTGCCCCGCACGCTACGCCGCAGCCAGGTTTTATTGCACGGCGCCGTTCATCGAAAGCGCCGCCACTATATGGGGTTCCAGAGTCCATAAGGCCGCAGAGCTGGCCATCAAAGGCAAGGACCACAAAGACCCGGAGGCATTCGCACCAGTGGCGCCATATGTCTCAGCCTTGAAAGCGAGCGGGCATTTCTTGGAGGCGGAGACCGAGATCACGCTGAACGAGAACCTGGAGCTCACCGGATGGTTCGCCAAGGACGCCTGGCTCCGATGTAAGCTGGACGTAGTGGTGACGAAGCACCACCCGAACACTGCAGTTCTGTACGACTGGAAAACTGGAAAGATCAAAGAAGGCGACGATCAGCTCCGCATCTGTGCCGCAGCCCTTGAGAAAACAAGACCGGGTATCGACTTCTTCGAGGGGAAGTACATCTGGACCAAGTTCAAGCAGGTAACAGGGATCAAGCCAATCAAGCGCGACGAGATCCCTCAAGTATGGGAGAACATCCTGCCAAGGGTGGCCAGGATGCAAGCAGCCTGGGATGCTGACAACTTCCCCGCCAGAAGCGGACCACTCTGTGGATGGTGTAACAACACACAATGCAGGCACAGACGATGAAAATATGTGAGGTAAGCCATGAGTGAAGAAATTGAACCATGCCAATGCGGAGGCGAAGCTGTTGACCGAGGGCATGGCATAGAGTGCCCCAGATGTGGGATATGGTTGGGAAACGGTACTACTGCTATGAGCCTCGGCGGTTATGTTGCAGCGTGGAACACCCGCCCCGAGCGGAAGTGGAAGTGGAAGTATGCCCAAGCTCCCTCTTTTATAAACAGCAGAGGGGTAGAAGACCTAGCTAGCATTAGAGAGATTGAGCTAATAGCCGCGGGATTCAACGCCGCAAGGGAGGAAGCATGAGCAACTGCAACGTAGTTACCCTCGAAGGGGTTGAATGGCTGAAATGTTCGCGCCCAAACTGCGGCGGCCCTGCTGACATAGTAGCGGTGGACGGAGACGTAGACGTAGTGTGCCGACACTGCACCAACAGGCAAACAATCTACTCTCCTCCAGAAGAAGACACCACGCTGTTCGACGCGGTGCAGGAATACATCCTGGCACTTGATTCTCCGAGGTACGCTGCTTCTCACCAGCAGTCAGTCGAGAAAGCCTTGACTGCCCTGCGCCAGGTATTTTTACATGCTTCTTGAAGGAGTTGGATTATGGTCGATGTAATGCTTGATCTCGAAACAATGGGGAATGGTAGCAGTGCCGCGATAATCGCTATCGGGGCAGTAGAGTTCAACATGGTAGAAGGAACTCTCGGCAATGAATTTTACTCGGTTGTAGACCTCGATTCATCCGTGCAAAGCGGGGGAGTGATGGATGCGTCTACAGTTTTATGGTGGATGTCGCAGAGTGACGAAGCGCGAAAAGAGTTCGCTCGCCCAGGAGTCACTATTATTGAGGCTCTGCTGCTGTTCGACAGTTGGATGTGTGAGGTTGGAGCAGGGCGCGTGTGGGGTAACGGCTCGGCGTTCGACAATGTGATACTGGCCGGCGCGTACAGAAGGCTCGGAATGGTAACACCTTGGAAATATTCAGGAGACCGATGCTTCCGAACAGCAAGAGACATGGCTCCAGCTGTGGATATGTCAGACTACCAAGGCGTGGCGCACAACGCTCTCTCGGACGCGAAGTGGCAAGCCACTTACATGATAAGGATGGGGAGAGGCCCTGCATGACAAAAGAAAACTCAGTTAAAAAGCAGATCAAAGACCTCCTAGCCGCTTACGACATCCAGCCAGCAGCCAAGGCCGGTACGTTCGCAACGGCAGCAGGGTGGTACTACTCCGCTGTTCAGGGGCCGATGTCTGTGCGGGGCATCCCTGATTTCATCGGGCACTACCGAGGAAAGTTCTTCGCGGTCGAGGCAAAGGCGCCTGGTAAAAAGCCGACCGGGTTCCAAGCGCTCCAGATTGCGGCTATTAAAGCCTCAGGTGGCGCGGTGTTCGTAGTCTCAGACCGTGAGAGCCTGGGAGTTTTGCAGGACTGGCTGCTGGAGCGGTGTTGATGAAGGTACTAATAGCATGTGAACAGAGCGGGGTAATTCGCAGAGCGTTCAGAGGAGCCGGGCACAGCGCGTTCAGTTGCGACCTGCTGGAGTCGGAAGACGACTCGCCACACCATTTACAGTGTGACATACGGGAAGTGCTAATTAAGCAGGCTAGCTGGGATTTGATGATCGCGCATCCGGACTGTACATACCTGACAAATTCCGCTGAATGGTGTTACAAAGATAACCCCGGCAAGAACATGCGCTCAGGAGTATTGTTCGGAGAGGCTAGAAGGCAGGCAAGGGTGGCGGCACTTGAGTTCGTGCGGATGCTTATGGCTGCGGACATCCAAAGGATCGCCATTGAAAACCCTGTCGGAAAGATCGGGGCTGATATACGGCCGGCGGACCAATACATACAGCCTTATGAGTACGGGCACGACGCCAGTAAACGCACAGGTTTGTGGCTTAAAAATCTTCCGCTGCTTCGCCCGACGAGCTACATCCACCCCAGGATGGTCCTTTGCAGTGATGGTAAACGCAGGCCGAGGTGGGGCAATCAGACGGATAGTGGCCAAAACAAACTTGCTCCGTCGGAGGATAGATGGAAATTGAGAGCGCGAACTTATGAAGGATGGGCAGAGGCGATGGCGGACCAGTGGGGGGGTATTGATGACCACTCGCATTATTAACGACCACATAGTCCTCCCAGTCCAAGGCACCGGCCAGCTCAGGGCGTTGTTCCCAGGGCTCAAGGAAACTCAGATCGGAGAGCAGACATTTGCCGCTGTTCCATTCACCTTGGAGGCGGCCAGGATATTCAACAACCTGGGGGTTAAGGTTCCGTCCCCCATACGAACTCAGTATGAGTGGCCGGGCAGATATACGCCGCGATGGTATCAGCACGATACCGCTGAGTTCTTTACCTTGAATTCCCGCTGCTATTGTTTGTCAGAAATGCGCACAGGCAAGACGCTCGCAGCCCTCTGGGCATCCGATTACCTGCGGCAGACAGGGAAGATCAAACGGACGTTGATTGTCGCCCCGCTCTCTACCCTATGGGACGTATGGGAAACCAACATCTTCGAGAGCTTCCCACTCCGCACGTTCTGCGTCCTGCACGGCAGCCGGAAGAAGAGACTGGAGCTCCTGGCCCAGCCGCACGATTTCTACATCGTGAACCACCACGGAGTGCAGCTCATCGAGGCCGAGCTGAAGAACCGCCCGGACATCGACCTGATTATCCTCGACGAACAGGCCACATTCCGCTCCGCGAAAGCCAAGACGCTGTGGACACCGTTGAATGCGGTGTTGAACAAGCATGGGATAGTTCGGTCGGTCTGGGGCCTCACCGGTACCCCAACCCCCAACGCTCCTACCGATGCGTTCGGGCAGTGTAAGCTGATCACCCCTGAGAATTACCGTGGGCATTTCACCAGCTTCAAGAATGAGACGATGATGCAGCTCGGGCAGTTCAAGTGGGTGCCGAGAAAAGGATCAGCAGAGAGCGTGGCTCGTGTACTGAGGCCATCCATCCGCTTCGAGAGATCGGTCTGCACAGACATGCCTACCTGCTACATTGAACGCCGAGCTACTCTGAGTGAGGAGCAGGCCAAGGCGTACAAGCAGCTTATCCAGTTGGCAATGACTGAAGTTCGCGGGTCCACTGTAACGGCGGTAAATGCCGCGGTATTATTGAGTAAGCTCTGCCAAACGGCGGCGGGCGTGGTATATGGAGCGAGCGGGGAAGTGATCAAGATGGACTTCGGTCCTCGCCTCGCAGTCCTCGAAGAACTGATTGAAGAGAACACCGAGAAAGTCATCGTCCTGGTACCGTTTACCGGGGCGTTGGAGGCTCTGGCCGAGAAACTCCGCAAGCGTTGGAGCGTAGCCATCGTCAACGGGGATGTGTCGGCAGGGAAACGGACTCAGATATTCCGAGACTTCCGCACTGGTAAAGATCCGCACATCCTGCTGGCCCACCCAGGTGTACTCGCTCACGGCCTGGACCTCTCCGCAGCGTCGTTGATTATC